CTTACCTTAGTCACAAGGTTTTTTGCTACATCTTGTTTTGTAGCAATTACTAAAACATTAAAATCTGATTGGAATATCATTTTCCATAGTGCATATCCGGCAGTTAAAGTTGAAATACCTAACTGTCTAGATTTTAATATTACAGTATATCTATTATCTTTTATTTTGGTTAATGAATCTTCTTGAAATGGATATAAATTAAAATATACTTTACCTTTAGTAGGATGTTGAATTATACAGTATTTACGCATAAAATGTACCGGGTCTTGTGAACATTTTTTATATTCATCACGTATAATTTCTTTTAATGATTTTTGCACGGCCATGATTTATAGTATAATATAATGAATTATCTTCAGAAAAACAAATAATTGTAAAACTATTTTTTAATTTTTTCGAAGCTTCTACCGCCAAAATATGCACCAATAACCGTAATAAGAACTAATTGTAATAAATCAGTCCATTTTTCTTCGACTGTAAATGAAATTGTTCCTGCGTCTATAAATATCATTAGAACTGTACATACGACTAAAAATATAAGAACTAAAGGCCTAACATTTTTTGACAGCCATGAATCAGACTTCATATCAGCTGACCATCTGTCAGTTATATTTTGTTCCATTTTAGCTTGGTGATCTGATATCAATTGTTGTATTTTTTGTTCTGCGGCTAGTTTTTCTTCTTTAGATGTATGTAAATTATCTATAACTCCACCAACACCTTTTACTAACTCTGCTGCTCCACCCGAAAATAGGTTTGTTAATATACTCATAACTATTCTTCTTTTATTTTAATCTTTTTTTGTATTTCTGATAATATAATTGTTCTTATCTGTTTGCGTAATGTTTGTTCATCTAGTTCCAATTCAGCATCTGCATGTAGTCCGCTTATTTTTGCATCTAACTCTTTTGCAAGTTTTTTCTTTTTATCTTGTAATTTATATGCAATTTTAGCGTACTTCTTTTTTTCTGCATCATCTTTAGCTTTTTTAAACTTTTCGATGTTCTTTTTCATTGCATCAATTGTTTTAACTAAATTACGTTTTATTATATCTACATTTGCCATTTACTTAAATTGGTTTCTAATACCATCTTTTAATTTTTTATAATCTTTCTCTACTTTCTCTAAAAACTCGGACATATCAGCTTCGCCATATTCTCCTTGTGCATTTTGCCATGTCTTTACAACTTGATTTTTTACAATTTCTACTTCTCTATCAGCATCTTTAAACCAGCCTTCTGCATTTGATTTCATTATTTTATTTTGATATGCTTTCCAAACTTCTGGTCCTTCTTGTTTTAATTTTCGTTCTTCTTGTAACACACAACTAAAACATTTTTTACGTGTGAAATAAAACTTAAAGTTTAATCGTTGTTCATCATTACGCATTTCTGTGCCACATTTGGGACATTCATTTGGTACTTCTAATGCTTCTTGAATTGATTTTAATATACTATTTTCTGGTTCACGTGATCGAAATCCATCATGTTGTGTAACACGTGTTCCAAAGCCGGCTGCATCACGTTCTATCCAAATTTTAGCTTTGCCGTCTTTATCTCTTTCTACTACTTCATGGTCTTCAGGCTGTCCTTTTACTTTTAATTTACCTGTATATATTTGTGTCTTCTTTTGTGACTTATGTTCTCCAGCTAGTAATTGTTTTACTGCTTTAATATTCTGTAACTTTTTTCCCATATTAATTTATTTGTCTAATTTTTTTAATTAAAAGAGTTATATTTCCTTTCAAATCTAAATTCTTCACTAAGTCTGCTACAAATTCTGCTTGTTGAGAAGCTGGCTTTGTTCTCAGTGCAGCTCTCATCATTTTCATTGCTTGTGTTTTATCAAGCTTACCCATTCTAGACGTCAGAGATGCGCTAACTTTTTCATTTACTTCTGGAGTTGGAGCAGGAGCAGAATCTGGAGCTGGAGTATCACTACCTTTCTTCATTAATAATTTAGCTAAAAGCTTAGCTGTTTGTGGATTATCTCCTGATATAGATTTTACTACAGCATGTAACCCTGCAGCTTGTTGTGCTGGACCGCCGGCTCCTAATGCCTTTTTTAACATTTTAACGCCGGCCATTTTTTCTACTCTTCCTAAAGTAGTTGCTACTCTTCCTGATGCTGATGGTTGTTCAGTTAATGTGTTTTTAATTTGGTGTCGAATCATATTCCTTAATATTGTTTCATTCATGACTTGTGCCTTTTTCATTACTTTAATATAAATATACTATTTGTCGCTAAGTCCACCTATTCCTAACAACTGATTGATTGGTGCAAATAGACCTGTTAATTTATATGTTTTACCTTTGTATGTGAATACTATTCCTTCACTTGGAACTAATTTTTCAAAGCCTCCTAAATCTTCAATTCTTTTTAATTCGAACTTTAATTTTTCAAGTGACGCTAAATCTTTAGATTTTTGGATAACTTTAATTTTTGTAGCAATTCTTTTTCTGATGTCTTTAGTTGCTTCTATTGGTGCAGCTGATAAATAATCTTGAATGTTATGTAATATCTCAACTCCTAATTCTAAAAATATTTTTTCGAAGTTATATACATTTTGTTTATTTTGATTCTTAAAATCTGTTTTATCAAATTCTTTAACTATCTTTAATGTTCCTGGGTCTGGTATAGTTTTTGAATTCATTCTAAATGATTTATCAAAATATGCCCATCTTTTTAATAGTCCAAGTTTTACATCTTCTGTTGCATATGGAATTGTTTGATCAATTTTTCCGTTCCACCAAGCTTCGTGCCACATTATTAATTCATCTGAATCTTTAAGTTTAAATACTTTTTGTAATTGAGTTACTTTATCAATAAAATATTTTTCCTTCTTTTCAAAATCAGGTAGTTTACCAACTGTTAATATCTTTGGTGGAATTATTTCAAATTGTTTTTGTACATGAGCATTTACATCTGTAATCATTTTTTGTAACATAGGAGCATATTTTGGATATGACTTTATTTTAGTTGCTGATACTAAATCATATTCTTCTACTCCATGGAATTGTAAATAAGCTTTTGGACCGTACATTATAACATTTTTAGTTCCTGGATAGATTATTTCTATATTTAAGAATCTAGTTCCATTCATAAAAATTATATCTAATTCATCGTCTGGTACTTGTAATAATGACTTTTCTAAATCATCCATTGCGAATGTAAAGGCCTTTTCTATTTCTCCGCGGCCTTTAAATTTCATTCTAACTGCATCAATATCCATTGGTTCTCTAATAGTTGATTTATTCCTTGCTGCTTTTACTTTACCATCCTTAAAAGTAATTGCTAAATTTTGTCCATCTGTTTTTTCTTGAATACCACTTTCTAAATCCAATTTCCCTTCTAATGATAATCGTATCATTTGCTTCATATCGCCAAACGTAATATCTCTATCATCAAATGGATGATTCATATGTCCGGCTGCTCCACCTTCAGTTAATAACTGTTTGAATGTGTTAGTCCACCATTCTTTTGTTAATACCTGTTCTTCTTTTGGTTCTTGTGGAATAATTCTCATTCTCATGGCAGACCTTCCATTAATTAATAAGTCTCCTTTTTCATTCCATGATACAGTTTTTACAACTACCTTTTTATTTTTAAATCTACCCATTAATACTGTGTCGCCTATATTGACTGGTAAATTAATATCTTCTCTTAATGTGGTTGGTTTTAATACTTCACCTTTACTTGAATCAATTGAATCTTGTGCGTCTAGATAATCTAAAAATTTATATCCAACTTGTTGTGCAACTTTTGTAATATAAGATTTCCATTTACTATATGCAGGATTTCCTTTTAAGTCTTTCATATAATCAGTACCTGATGCAGCTCCTCCTTTAACTCCTGTTGGGAAATATGATACTGTTAATGGAGGTCCTTCTGGGAAATCTGTATTATGTACTTCGAATGGAGTATCTTTAACAAGATAATTAACGACTTCAAATCCTAATCGTTTTGCCATATCTGCAGATTGTTTTCTATATGTCTTTTGATTACCATAAAAATATCTAGGTCCGTCATCTACATCTTGTTTAGTTCCATGTGCTATACTAATTTCATTAAGTGTTCTAGTCATATTAATAGTGGTCAAAAATTCTTCAATTTGTTCAGTTAATTTTTTTTTAACCATATCAAATATTTTTGGGTCATACCAACCAAATATTGCTTTAAATGTATTTTGATCTGCTGTTGCTAATGCTGATCTTAATGTTGTTCCTGACATCTCACCAAATCCTGGTATGTCTAATTTAATATGCGGTGATATAACATAATATCCGTGTTTATCATAACCAACTAGATTATTTTTAGACTTTTCATAATCTTGAAAATAACCTGGAGAGCCATCTTTTTTAGTTGTTCGTAATCTTCCTGCATCTTTCTTACCATACACAAATACTACTGCAGTTGTTGATGGGTCATAATCTTGAATAATTTCTGTTGATTGATATGGGTTCTTCACTTGTTCAATATTTCGAATTCCATGCTTAAGCATGATACTTCTTTTTTCTCTAAAATTAAATGGAGATTTTGGTAGTTGAACTATATCTGATGTTGCAACATATGTATGTTGTTTTCCAAATTTCTTTTGTAACCATTTGAATACTTCTGCGTGATGTTTACCCATAGGTTGAAATCTGCCTGGGTAAATTGCTACTATTGTTTTAATAGGAGAATCTGCTTCTACTATTATATCTTTTACTATTTGTTGTCCTAAATTCATTTATTATAAATATCTTTATATAGTTTCAATTATTCATTCTTAAGTTTATTATTTATCTATCTATTTCTTCTTCCTCATACCAACCATTGTTTATATTATCAACAATAGCTCTTATTTCTGAATTTGTATACTCTGTTTTGTTTAACAATTCGCTTGGTGTATTCC